ACACAATAGGGATCGGGCGCGAGTGTGGTGTTTACTTTAACAAAAAGGATCATGATAAAGCCGGTATACCGACTCCAACAACCCAGGTGATCTCGAAGCGATTGTCTGTAACTCAGCATCATCACAGCTATCGGGAGGATCATATACAACAGCCGTGGTTGCGCCATAAGTTTTTTAAGGTAATTGATTGATACAAAACGCTTTACTTTATGTGCTGACTGTAGTATACTATGTACAACTTTGGAGAATTGAATGAAATTTTATACGTCTGTAGAGCGTTTTGGTAATAACATCCTATATCGTGGATACGAGCACGGTAAACCGGTAGCTCGAAAAGAAAGATTCATGCCTACTCTGTTCTTGCAAACACCGCAAGACAGTCAGTGGAAGACACTAGATGGTCGCAACATCAAGCCGGTAGTGTTCGAGGAGATGCGAGAGGCATCCGACTTCCTCAAGCGATACGAGAACGTAGATAACGTAGAAGTTCATGGTATGAACAACTTCGTGTTCCAGTATATCACCCACAAGTTCCCGAAAGATATTACGTTCGATTATTCGTTGATCAATATCGCTACTATCGATATCGAGGTTCAATCCGACGACGGATTTCCAGAACCAGACTATGCTAACTATCCTGTTATCTCTATAGCGTTAACTGATAAGAGCGGTCAGTATATGGTATGGGGACTTGGCGATTATAACAATACGCGTGAAGACGTGTCATACGTCAAGTGTAGCGACGAGCTCAACCTACTCAGCCGGTTCTTAAACTACTACGAGCACAATGCTCCTGATGTGATTACTGGTTGGAACACTAAGATGTTCGATATTCCATACCTTATCAATCGTACACGTAAATTGATGGGCGACAAGGCGGTAAATCGGTTCTCTCCGTGGGATAAAGTGAGTGCGCGGTCTGTTACTATCATGAACAAGAAGCACAACTTCTACGAGATTCTAGGCGTCCAGCAAATGGATTTCCTAGACGTGTTTAAGAAGTTTGGTTATTCGTATGGTCAGCAAGAATCGTATCGATTGGACCACGTCGCTAATACTGTGCTTGGTGAGAAGAAGATCGATTATTCTGAGCACGGTAACTTGTATACTTTATACAAAGAGGACCACCAGAAGTTCATCGACTACAACATCAAGGACGTTGAGTTGGTTCAGCGTATGATCGATAAAACCGGCTTGATGCAGCTGGCTATGACTATTGCGTACAAGGGTGGTGTTAACTACTCCGACTCATTTGGTACTACTTCGATCTGGGACTCATTCATATATCGAGTGCTCCAGTCGCAGAACGTAGCTTGTCCTCCTAAGCAAACTAAAGGTCGGACACAATATCCTGGCGGGTATGTAAAAGATCCTGTCGTAGGAGCTCATAACTGGGTTACTTCGTTCGACTTAAACTCTCTGTATCCTAACATCATTATTCAGTACAACATGAGTCCTGAGACAGTGATGGATGGTATCGAGAATGCTTCGATCGAGAGCTTCTTGGCAGGTCAGAGCGATTATTCTGGCCAGCCGTATACGGTAGCTCCTACAGGGATTAAGTTCCGTAACGATAAGCAAGGAGTTATTCCTGGCATCATCTCTCAGTTGTATAGCGAGCGTCGTGTCATCAAGAAGGAGATGTTGGCTACAGATCAACAATACCAGAACGATGGTAACGAAATGCTGCAGAAGAAGATCGTACAGCTCGACAACCAACAGATGGCCGTAAAGATTCTGATGAACAGTTTGTATGGGGCGTTGGGCAACCAATACTTCAGATATTTTGACCAGAGGGTTGCGGAGTCGATTACTGCTGGCGGTCGTATGTCTATTAAGTGGGCGGAGCGAGCGGTCAACAATGAGATGAATAAGCTGCTGGCTACCAACGAGAAAGATTATGTTATTGCGATCGATACTGATTCGCTATACATCAACATGAACGACTTAGTGCAAAAGTTCAATCCGAAAGATCCTGTCAAGTTCTTAGATAAGATCTGTGCTGATCATTTTGAGCCTAAGGTGATTGCACCTGCGTATGATGAGCTGGCTAGGGTCACCAATGCTTTCGAGGCTCGTATGGAGATGGGTCGTGAGGTGATTGCGGATAAAGGTATCTGGGTAGCTAAGAAGCGATACATCTTGAATGTCCATAACAATGAGGGTGTTCAATATCCGGAGCCGAAGCTCAAGATCATGGGGATCGAGGCGATCAAGTCTAGTACACCTCAAGTCGTTCGTGATAAGTTCAAGGAAGTGTTCCGTGTAATTATCGACAGCAGTGAGCAGGAGACTCAAACGTTCATTCGTAATTTCCGGAACGAGTTTAGATCGCTGCCTCCTGAGTTAGTATCGTTTCCACGTTCTGTGTCAGACATCGATAAGTGGACGGATAGGGATAATGTGTATAAGAAAGGTACTCCTATTCACGTACGTGGCGCTTTATTATACAATGCAGCTATTAAGGCAGCATCGTTGGACAAGCGATATGAGACTATTAAGAATGGCGAGAAGATCAAGTTCGTGTACTTGAAGATGCCTAATACGCTCCATGAGAACATCATCACGTATCCAACGACGTTACCGCCCGAGTTAAAGCTCAATAAGTATATTGATTACGATAAGATGTTTGATAAGACGTTCATCGATCCGCTGACATCTATCTTAGATGCTGTTGGATGGGCACCGGAACCTAAAGCCTCTCTTGAAGATTTTTTTGTATAAATTTGTAAAAAGCTGTTGCCCTCATTACAACATTATGCTATAATGTCTACATTGAATTGAGGAAGATATTATGAAAAATTTTGCAAACCACATTGGCTATTCAGACATTAACCCTTTTGAAGTTGTTCGTGCCGTATCTAAAACCACGTTAGAAATCCGAGCTATGAACGCAGAACGTGATACATCGGTTAAGTTAGACTTTCAACCGGGTGGTTTCTTTGCTCACTGTTCTAACCAAAACGAGCAGCGTTGGGATATTACTCCTAACGAAGAAGCTAGAGTATTTCGTATCCGTTTCAGCAAAGCGAAGAACAGATGGCAGGATAGTTTCGGTAATAGATATAATCTTGCCGACAAACCTACTAAATTTTATGACTATAATTTCTAAGTTGTACTTTAAAATCGACGATATACTGAGCAAGGATGCTTGTGAGCTGTTGGCTGGGGCTTTGCTGTTGTGCGAGCAACAAGCTGATCCTAACGGAGCGGAGTTTCATGATACTCAGGTGATGGGAGCATACGCTAGGTATGGATATTCTGGTACAGATTCTCTTAAATATTATCTGCTTCCTAAAATGGAACAGTTGACTGGTAAGAGGTTGATCCCAACATACTCATACTCGCGAATATATCGCAATGGACATCATTTGTTCCGACATGTAGATAAGCCTAGATGTGAGTACAGTATAACAATAACACTCAAAGACGATGGCACACCGTGGCCAATCATCATGGGCGATCACGAAGTCGATCTTCCACAAGGGAGCGGCTGTGTATATATGGGTGACAAGATACCACACGAACGTAAGCCGTATACGGGGCAACAACATGTTCAAGTGTTTTGTCACTACGTTGATGCTGATGGCCCATACAACAACAAAGCTGATCTTGATCAATTTAATCCATTCTAAACCTTTACTTTTGAGCGGAATTATAGTATACTATGCATTATGAATTATGAATTAACTATATTTAAAAGTCCGTTCGACAACAAGACTCACCGTAAGATGAAGTTATCGTCTTGGGGTGAGTTCGTTCGTTTGTTGCAGGGACTTAGTCAACGTGAGGGTATCAAAGGTGGAAACAATAGTTCTCCTCTTATTAGTCCTGCTGTTTTCAAAGACGGTACGACGCGTGCTAATAGAAATACTTTATATTGGGGTGCTTGGGCTGCTATTGATATCGATGATCACGATCTACCTAACGATGTAGATAAACTCAAGGAGACCTTATATGCTCGTTTTGGTCAATATAACTTTGTGGTGTATTCTACAGCTTCTAGCCGTGAGGATCATCTCAAGTTTCGTTTGGTATTTGAACTCGATGAAAAGATTGAGCATGATAGAATTAAAGCATGCTGGTATGCACTCAATCAGTGGGTTGAGGAGCTCGGGGATCCTCAAACCAAAGATATGGCAAGAATGTATTATGTTCCTGCTCGTTACCCAAACGCTTACGATTTTTTCTTTTGCAATGACGGTCGTCCTATCAATACTAGTGAACTTATAGCTAGGTTTCCGTACAAAGAGAAGTCCAGGAATTCGTTCCTCGATCAGCTATCCCCTGACATGAGGGACGCTGTAATCCAACACCGTAAGTCGCAACTAAATAACACAGATATTACTTGGACGGGATACAGAGACTGTCCGTTCTGGCCTAGAAAATTGGCTACAGAATACTTGTCTATAAACGCATCTGGGTGGTACGCTAAAATGTATCA